CTCCCTCGTGGCGGGACGGGCGTTTTCTTCATCAATCCCGACACGCCTGGCGTGGACCTGGTTTTTGGACCTCAGAGTTCAGACGGACGGCAGTTCTGGGGCGGAACCTCGACCGGCTCTGCCAACGCCCAGACAATCACTGTCTCGGAGGGGGTGGGCCCGGCCTTTATCGCTGGTCAGACTTTCAATTTCATTGGTGGCTTCACCAACACGGGCGCTGCAACGCTCAACGTCAATAGCTTGGGGGCAGGCACCGTCCTGCGCATGGACGGCAACGCGTTGACCGGAGGTGAGATCGTCCTCAACTCTCCTGTGTCGGTAGTCTTTGACGGCATCCGCTTCAGGCTCCTCTCTCAGCAATATCACGGCGCCCTGCTCAACGTCCGTTATTTCACCACGCCAGGGTCTCTGACTTACACACCAACAGTAGGCACCACTAAGGTCAGGGTGCGTGTCGTTGGTGGTGGTGGTGGTGGAGGCGGGACCCAGGCGTGCAGCGCCAGCCAAAATGCCTTCGGCCGGGCTGGTGGTGGTGGGGGCTACGCAGAGGACTTTCTAACCAGCGGCTTTGCAGGCGTCACTATCACAGTAGGCGACGGAGGTGCTGGCGGTACAGTCGGCTTCAACTTCGGCGCCACTGGTGGCACGAGCTCATTCGGCAGCGCTGTCAGCGCCACGGGAGGCCAAGGAGGGGTGGCTGGCGGGGCGGGAGCGGTCCCGCAGACGATAGGAGGGTCACAGGGTGGTAGTGGGGTCAGCGGATCTATCCTGGCTACCGGGGGGCAATCCTCGCCCTGGGTTACCGCAAGTGCGCTGAATCAGCCGTATGTCGCGAGCCCGCCTGGTGCAGCCCCCGGTTATGGCCAACCCATCGCAGGGCACTCGGGTTATGGTGTCGGGCTACCGCCGGGGGTTTACGGCTGCGGCGCGCAGGGGGCATCTACCGAGTCATCGGGCCCAGCCCGTGCTGGAGGCGCGGGGTCAGCGGGCTTCGTCATGGTGGAGGAATACGCCTGATGAAGATCTATGCTCGCCTCGATGACGACAATATCGTTGCCGAGATCATATCCATTCCCGATGACGCCAATCTGGAAGACCGTTTTGCGCCCCAGATCGTCGCGCGCTGCATCCTAACAGACGCCAATACGCAGCCGTGGATGTTCTGGAACGGGACAAGCTTTACCTTCCCTACGCCCCCAGCCCCCACCCCAGACGAGCTACTCGCGGAGAAACTCGGCGCCGGCATCACAATCATCTCGACCGGAACGCCATCTCTCAACGGCTCCTATTCCATCAGCTCCGATACCCAGATCCAGATTACTGGCGTCCTGGCGCTGCTCGGCGTTGGTCAGGGACTCCCGAACGACGCCCCGACGATCCCATGGCCCGACCTCAACGGTTCTCCGCACATGTTCACAGCGGTAGCCTTCCAGAATTTCGCGGCTGCGATTTCGAACTATGTCTTCGGTCTTCGTACGACCTGGGCGATCCTGAAACAGGGCGGGGACATACCATGGCCCACCTTGCCGGCAACAATCCCTTGACTATATTCTCTCTGACACAGAGACTCCCCCTTTTTAGGGACGTGTAAATATGCCCACCCGTAAGGCTCCGAAGCGCAAAGATCCATCGATTCTGATCTTGATTATGGGCTTCCTTCTGGTCCTTGTTAGCGTTGCGACTTTCGGCTTCCCTCAGCAAGGCCCTCGTTACGACGCCATGAAGATGGCCACCGTAGAATTGTCCACGGAGGATGGGCATGGCTCCGGGGTCATCATCTCCCCCAATTTCATCCTGACAGTTGCCCACGTTGCTTCGGTGGCTAATGGCCATCTAATGGATGTTCTTTTTGCCGATGGCACGCATGGTATGGCCGTCGAGCTTTGGGAAGATCCCTCTCGGGATGTCGCCGTGATGGTCCTGATCAGTGCTACCAAGCTTGCGCCGGCCCGCTTGTCCAAGCTCCCGCTGAAGGAGTTCGAGGAAATCTGGTCGGTTGGCTATCCCTTGGATTTGCCGCTTTCTATCCAGAAGGGCAATGTCGCCTCACCAGAAGTCTCTACCGTTCAGATGGATCACGGCGCCGATAACAAGGCCGCTGTCTATACCGTTATCACCATGGCCCCAGGAGACAGTGGCGGTCCCGTCTTCAACTCGTCCGGCGAAGTGGTGGGCCTCAACGATTTCATCACGAAGTTCGGCGCCCTTAGCGGGATCGTCGCCATGCAGGCCATCCGGGACGATGTCCAGGCTGTGACGGGGGTCAATTGAATGAAGCCCCGCCTTGCGATCTTGAACGTGATCGGGATCGCGCTGTTGTTTGCGGCTTGGTGGGACGGTCTCACTAAAGACATCTTCTCAGGAGCTAACGCTCCTGTCTGCGGCCTCATCGTATTCGCGCTGGTGCTAGGCCTGGTTTGCCTGGCTCTCGGTCGCGAGAGTGACGCACGGCTGATCACCAAGAACATCACGAAGCTGGCGCTGACCGGTACTGTCATCGGATTCATCATCATGCTGAAGGGCGCCGCAACGGCCCATGTGGGCGCGGACGGGGCAGCAGAGATGATGGGTGCCGTCTTCTCCGGTATGTCAGTTTCGCTCTATGCGACCCTTTTGGGGATCGTCGGCAACCTCTGGCTGAGACTCAACCTGAGGGTCGCCTACCCCAATGGATGAAGAAACTTCGGTTGTATGGATCGATCTCCTGCACCTGATGTTGCAAGGCGTCATCCTGGCCGCAGTCCTTGCGATGCTGTTGATGAACCCCCTGAAGACCCAGGCGGACCAATCTCCTGGGCAGATGAAGATCGAGCTTCGGTGGGAAGGAGACAACGACGTTGATCTTTGGACCCTGGCTCCGGGGGCAAAGAGCGCGGTCGGTTATAGTCATAAGACCGACCACGGCATGGCCCTCCTCCGAGACGACTTGGGACCGAGTGCTGACGCGGATAGCCTGGATTATGAGATCGCTACTGCGATGATCGTCCGGCCAGGACTCTACGTGGTGAATGCTCATCTCTTCCGGAATCGGGATGGGGTCTTTCCGGTCCACCTCAGGCTGAAAGTCTCGATCCTTCCGAATGGTGCAAGGGACTGGGTACAGATAGCCAGCCTGACGCCGACTCTGCTGAGAGAGGGGCAAGAACTCACCTTGATCAGGTTTCGCCTGGACGACAAAGGCCAGCTGATCCAGGGCTCGGAGAACGATCTCCCGACGCAGCTGCGATCTGCCTCATGATCGAGTCCCTGATCTTCGCCGGGATTGCCGTTGCTATCGGCGGGTATCTCATCTTCAAGCACCCATCCTGGATAGGCGTAGGGCTGTTCATCGCCCTGCTCCTGAGCGTCCCAGGAATGGTCCTGAGTGCGCTCGGTCAGCCCAAGCCAGCCTGGGCCGGATGCGCTCTCTCCAAGGAATCAACCGTCGTCGGTTTCTCCCTGGACGAGGGGCGAGCAATCTATCTCTGGCTCCAGACCTCCGGGGCTCCTCTCTCGTGTCAGCTGCCATGGAACGAACAGCAAGCGGCTCAGATCAGTGACGCCGACGCTGCTGCTAAGGCGCAGGGCGTGCCCCTCAAGATCAAGGCACATGGCAAGCCGGGACAGACAGGAACAAGGGACGACGAGAAGCTCATGGCCTATCCGGCACCGCAACCTCCGCTACCTCTGAAACAAGGGGACTGAACTATCCCTATTACTCGCCCGAATATTGTTCCGGGCATATACCGAGAAACGACCAGGACGAGTTCAGAGGGCCATTGGTACGACGCTGACAAAGTGAGGTTCCGCTGGGGGCAGCCGGAAAAGATCGGTGGGTGGATCTCCGCTAGCACCCAGACTGTCCTGGGGGCAGCCAGGAAGATGAAGACCTGGCGAGGCAACGATACAGTCGTCTACACCGCTGTCGGGACCAGTTCCAAACTCTACGTCTTCACGAACGGCAGCTTCTTCAACATCACCCCGATCAGGCGTACTGTCAGCCTGACCAACGCCTGGTCCACTACTTCCGGATCAGCGTCTGTCAAGGTGGCTGACACCGCCCATGGCGCGGGGGTCGGCGACACAGTCAACTTCGCCACTACGGTCACAATCGGCGGTCTGTCGCTCCTGGGCGACTATATCATCACCACGTTCATCGACAACGACCACTACACGATCACGGCTGGCAGCAATGCCGGCAGCACCGTGAACAACGGCGGTGGTGGGCCAATCGTCACGACCTACGAGATCAGCATTGGTGGCGTAGACTCTTCTCTGCAATCCGGGTGGGGCGCTGGTTCCTGGGGTGGCGGTACATGGGGCATTGGAGCCCCTGGCGCCGTTATGACCCCTGCCAGGACTTGGTCCCTGGATAACTGGGGTTCGATCCTGGTTGCCAACCCACGGGGCGGTAGCATCTACAAATGGGACCCGGTAGCGGATGGCCTGACGGTCAGAGCCACGGTCATCCCAAATGCTCCGGTTCAGACGACTGCTATTGTCATCGCCCCTGAGCAGCGGTTCCTGATCGCCCTGGGGTGCAACAACAATGGGACCGGTTTCGATCCCCTGGTCATCGCCTGGTGCAACCAGGAGGATTTCACCGTCTGGGCTCCAAGCATCACGAACTCAGCTGGAGAACTCCGGATCACCGGTAAGGGGATCATCGGGGGAGTGCGGGCCAAGCAAGAGATCCTGGTGTTCACCGAGAGCGAAGTCCATGGCCTCGAATATATCGCCGGGGACTTCATTTTCGGCTCCACGCTGATTGCGGACAACGCTGGATTGATCGCCCCTAGCGCAGCGATTGAATTCAACGGCGCCGTCTACTGGATGGGGTCGCACAATTTCTTCATCTACGATGGCAATCTGCGCGTCATGCCGAGTCCCGTTAGGACGTTCGTCTACGAGGCTCTCAACAACTCGCAGAAGGACAAGATCCATGTTGGGCTGACACCGTCCTTCAGGGAAATCTGGTTCTTCTATCCCACCGCCACCACAGAGAACGACCGGTACGTCCTCTACTCGCCGGTTGAGGATGCATGGTCCATCGGAGCACTTTCCAGAACATGCTGGGAGGGCAGTGAGTTCTCCCAGAGCCCGTTCGCGTTCGATCCTCAGGGCCACATATGGCAGCATGAAAGCGGCACTGATGATAACGGGAGCGCGATTGACGCCTATATCGAGTCCTCGGACTTCGATGTCAGCGACGGCCAACAGCTGATGTTTGTGGACAGGTTCATCCCCGATATGGACATGTCCGGACAGGTTTCTGTCACAGTCAAGACGCTCAAATATCCCAACTCTCCGGTCATCACCAAGGGGCCATATACCATTACCCCCTCGACCCAGAGAATCGATCTCCGGGCACGCGGGAGGCATGTCGCCCTGAGATTCGAGAGCCAGAATATCGGTGATGCTTGGACCGTCTCTTCTATTCGTTTTAACGCCCAACCCGATGGTATGCAGTGAGTAGACTTCCCAATCCCCCCGAGAAATACGACCAGCGGTGGGCGAACGAGCTTGTCCGCGTCCTGAGCCAGGCCGGCCAATCGGTCTACAAGTCCAACGGATATACCTCGACCCATACGACCAACCGGACGATCTCTACTGGCGTCTCGACCCTTGCCCAGACCCAGGATGTTCTCGGAACTCTGATCGCGGATCTCCAGAAGAAGGGCGTGATCTAACGTGATCGACTGGGAAGATTGGAACCGGAGAACGAAGATGTTCTCTGGAGGAGGACCCGCGTCTCAAGCGCATCAGGTTATGGAGAAGAGGCAGCACGAGCGGTTCACGCCATTCCACGTCAAGAGATCGGTGATGGACCATCGCTTCGAGAGCTACGCGGGGGGCGGGGCACTCTCGGGTCCTGGCGGGGGTCAAGACGACAAGATCCCAGCTGTCATCGACGGGCATCAGCCGGCAGCCCTGAGTTCAGGGGAATACATCATCGACGCCCATACCGTTGCAGCCATCGGGGGTGGCAGCACAGAGGAAGGATCTCGGCTTCTCGACGCATGGGTCAAGAAGATCCGCCTGCACGCCTACGGCAAAACTGCACAACCCAAGAAGATCGGAGCCGGGATCATGTCTCTCGGCACGAAACACAAGGACTAGACTGTGGGACTTTTCGACGGGGTTTATAACGGCGCGCCTGTTAAGCGCTATGCAAGCGGCGGCACGGCGGGCTCCATGATCTCCCCTGCTACCAACATGTTCCACCCCCAGGGGCAGCCCGGAGCCAACATCTTCCACCCCCAGGGCGCTCAGCAGCAGCCCAAGCCAGCCAGCCCGATGAACACCCTCTTTCATCCCCAGAGCCAGAATCTTGGGCAGATCTCCAGCCCTGCGGCTCCGAAGATTGCGCCCCAGGTAGCTCCCCAGCAGCCCAAGCCGCCGGCCATCAGCAATAGCGTCAGCGGCGGGATCACCAACCCTGGTGGAGGCGGCAACCAACAGCCGATACAGGGCAGTGGCGATCTCCAGACCCAGGGCCAGACCAACAACACCATCCCCTATCCGTACAACAAGTACATCAATCAGGAGCTTCAGAGCGGCTGGAACCTGGCGCAGCAGCCTCTTCCTATCTACGGCGCTCCCCGGATCGCTCCGATCACCGCGCAGGAGCAGCAGGGCCTCAACGGCATCGCCTCCCTCCAGAACGGCTATCAGCCGTATTTGAACTCTGCCCAGCAATCTATCCAGAACGCTCCACAGAGCTTCACGCCTCAGCAGTGGAATACCCAGACCTCCCAGCAATACATGGACCCCTACGCGAAGGATGTTGTCCAGAACCAGCAAGACATGGCTCTGCACAACGCTCAGATCGCGAACCAGCAGCTTATGGGGAACGCGGCGCAGCAGGGAGCCTTCGGCGGATCGCGTCAGGGGGTTATGCAGTCCGAGAACGCCCGCAACCTCGGGATTCTTCAGAACCAGATCGCGAACCAGGGCCTCTCCCAGGCGTACCAGCAGGGCGAGAACACCTTCAACACGGCCAACCAGACCGGGCTCAACGCGGCCCAGTACGGAACGCAGTCTCAGCTTGCGAAGGGCGCTGCTATGGGTGGCCTCGGCTCCATGAGCCAGCAGCTTGGACTCGGCGCGTCCAACGCGAATATCGCGGCGGGTCAGATTGGACAGAACCAGACGCAGAACTCTCTCAACTTGGCCTATGGAGATTTCCTGAACCAGCGCCAGTACCCGCAGAACCAACTCAGCGCCTTCAACAGCCTCATGAGCGGATCGTATCCGGGCACCTACAATCAGCAGCAGAACGCTGTCGCGCCTAACCAGGCCCAGAATTATCTGGGGCTGGGCATAGCCGGTCTTGGAGCCATTACATCGCCGCTCTCATCTGGGGGTAGCTCCATTCTCGGGGATATCGGCTCCTTCATCAGTGGACTCTAGTAAATGCCATATTTCGATCCCAACGGCGTCATGGGGCAGATCTCCAACGCCTCCAACCAGCAGCTGATGTCGCTGATGCAGAATCCCACGGCCGGGGTACCGCTCGCGCTTATCATGACTGAGCTTGCTCGCCGCAATCAGATGCAGCAGTCCGGGGGCAACTCTAGAAATCTGGCGACCCAGACGCCTCTGAGCACAATGCGCAATCCGATGTCCTACTCTCGGGGCGGGGCAGTCCGGCACTTCGTCATGGGTGGCAGCACTGGCAGCAGGTACTATGTCCCTGACCCTCCTCCGCCAGAGCAAATGCCCACCTACCCGGACTCCATGTCGGCAGCCAAGCCTGACCCGACGCTCCCTGACACGGGGCAGTCCGTAGAGTCCTTGGCACCTGACTATGCCGCGCCCGTAGATAATCCCGACGATCCTGCCTTCAGCGCCTGGCTTGCCAGCGCCCTCGGAGGCCTCTCCGGACCTCATGGTCAGCCCCACAAGGTTGCTCCCCCTACGGGGAAAGTCCTGGGCCCTCAGAGCCCGATCACTCAGGACTGGAACGCCGTCAAAGAGGGTATTGGTTCTCTCTGGGGACGGTTGACTCAGCCATCGACGCCCCCTGGCTATCCTGCCAACCAGCCTACGCCTACCCAAGCGGGCGCGGCTAACGCTGGCCCTCCGTCTCCGATCCAAAGCGCGCAGGCGGCTGAGCCTCAACCATCGACCATGCCTCCTCCTGTGCTCAGGCCGGGGCAGGCTCCCCAGGGGCGGCTCGCGCCTCAGGGCAGAGGTAATGGATTCCCTTCGCTGACCCCAGACCAGTACGCTCTGACCGCTGCTGCTGCGCAGGCGGCGCCAGCGCCACAGGGCAAGACCGCTCCTACTCCCTCGGCGATGCCGGCCGCGCAGGCGGCTGATCCGTACCACACGAAATTTGATCTGAACAACTTCATGATCAATACCGGGCTGGCGCTTGCGGCCTCGAAGAACCCCAGGTTTGGCGGCGCACTCGGAGAGGCGGCTCAGCAGGGCTTCCAGGAAGAGAACGCCAGGCGCATGGGCATGTACGGGATGGAGCATGAGACCGGCATGAAGGCGCTCGACATGAAGATGAAGCAGGCCCAGATGGATAATGACCTGACACTTCAGTATATGAAGAACATGGCTCCGGGCGACCAGCAGAAGCTCTTCTACGCTCTGGGCAACGGCGATCCGGCCAAGGGCGCGGCGGTCTTCTTCACCCGGCTCCAAATGCGGTCTTCGCCAAGTCAGATTGTCGCCCAGCAGATGAACGAACTCGTCAAGGCCGGCGCTGTCTCTGGGCCTGATGATCCGAATTGGGATCGCTTCTCCCAGATGTTCCTGGCCCAAGCCCAGGCGGATACGCCGGGCGGGATCGCAGGCCTCAGTGGCTCCCCTGCTCCAGCGGCTCCGACCTTCACCTACGACCCGCAGGCGGGCGCGCTAACGCCCAACCACTAAATTGGGTATCGAAAGTCTCGCGCCTCCTCCTGGATGGGGTAGTTGGGATGCGTATCTCTCCGGGCTCCAGTCCGTTGAGGACCCACAGAACGCCAACCCTATGGGTGGCGCTGGTGGAGCGTATGCCGGCCATTATCAGATGGGAGCACAGGCTCTCCAGACCGCAGGCTTCCTAAAGCCAGGCGCAACGAACGTCAAAGACCCCTCCGCATGGACTGGTGCGCAAGGCATCGGTTCCCTCCAGGATTACCTCGGTAACCCTGACGCTCAGAAGGTCGCAGCTGAAAAGCTCGCCCTCAGCAACCTGAGCTATCTCTCCCAGCACGGGAAGATCTCCCCAGACACCCCCCCTGACGAACAGCGGCGCATGGTCGCGGCTGCACATGGCCTCGGAGCGGCGGGCTCTCTCGTTCCTGGAAACAAGGACGCTTTCGGCTCAGGAGCCTCTGTTTGGGGTGACGCACAGGCGGCAGAGCCTCCACAACAAGTCCACCCGATTACGGTAAATATTCCAGGCCTCGGAGTTGTCGGGTTTCCCGCCGGGATGACTCAGGATCAGATTACTCAGGCTATTCAGGGGAACATCCTCCCAAAATATGCACCACATCTCGTTCCTCCTTCGCAAGAGCCAGGGATCATCGGCGCCAGCATCCAGGGTGGTAAGACCGGCTTCCAGAAGGGAATAGGAGACTGGACTCAGACGGTCAAGGCTGCTCTCTCTGGACAGCCAGGAGAGGTACCCGATGAACAAAATCCAAAATTCCAGAAGCTCGCTGCTCCCCTGGATTTCTCTCTGGGTATCCCGAACCTTCCCAAGGTTGCGTACCACATAGCTGAAGGACTCACAGAGAGCTCTCCGTCTATCGCAGCCTTCATAGGTGGCTCTGCCCTTGGAGGTGGCCCAGAAGAGCCTGTAGGCCTTGCTACAGGGTCGGTAGCTGCTGGCCTGACTTCTGCGCTCCAGGGCTTCGGACCCTATCTGGGACAGGCTCTAAAGGCCAATCCCCAGGACCCTGATGCAGCGTGGAACCAGGCTGCCAAATCAGCCCTTGCCGATGGGGCGATCTCGACTGCCTCCTTCGGGCTGTTCACCGCCGGGATATCCAAAGGCCCAATCCAGCATCTCCTCTTCCAGGCGCTGGGCGTCCAGCCTGCCGTAGGCGCGGCTGGGGTAGCTGCGCAGAGCGCGATCCAGGGAAAGACACCTACCGCTCAGGAGCTTCTCCAAGGGGCTGGGGAGGCCGCTCTAGGCACTGCTGTCCCGATGGCTGCCCATGTCATCGCCAATCCAAGAGGGGCCCTCAGAGGCCGTCCTGAGCCCGTAGACAGGCGTGCCAACCCAGAGCTTGCCGCTGCTATCGACCAGATCGTCTCCGCCAGGACCCCACCGGAGCCAGGGACGCTCGCCCTGCCCAATCAGGCAGTGCTGGAAAAGGTCTTCCCGACTTCCATAGGCAATCTCAAGGGGAGCGAGATTGTCGATTGGCTCAAGTCGAACGCCGACACCAATCCGCTGATCCAGCATCTGGTCAGCACCACCCAGGACGCCAATCACCTGGTTACCAAGGGTGCCGATCTGGTCACCCCTCCACCGGCCGAGATGCCTCCTGCTACGCCGCTGACGGATGAGACTCCTGAGGCGGTGGCTGCCCGGGAGGAGGCGGAAGATCAGGAGCCGCTGCCTGCTGCTGCTGAGGCTCCCGCCGCCCCGGTAGTGCCCAATACCATCGAGGACTTGCAGAGAGAGGCCAACCGCCTGGACGAGGAAGCTGCGGCGGCTCAGAGGCAATACGCTCAGGAAACCGGTCTGCCCACGGCGGTCCCCCTTGCGGCAAATCGCCTCCGTCAGCAGGCGCGGAACCTTGACGCCCAAAGGGTGGCTCTGGAGAAGAGCGCTCAGGCTTCGGCCCTGCAAGGAGAGCCAGCCAAGGAGGAGGCCAAGCCAGTTGACCTCGGAGCACACTGGGCTGTTGTCAATCAGGCCCTGAACTCCATGCGCTCCGCTGGCAGGCAAGGCCGTCTCGTAGCCAATGCGGCTACGGATGCACTGAAGAACAACCAGCTCTCCGCTGCACAAGTCTACGCGGCCTTTAAGGCAGGCGACGTGCTTTCCAGAGTTCTGCCGCAGACGGCAGACCATCGCATACAATTCGTTGACAAGATCCTCGCTGACACGAGTGCTGACAAGCAAGCTGCGGCAGCATCTGGCGCGGAGGGACAGACCCTCGGGGGAATGCGATCAGTATCATCGGATGGCCTCAACGGTCTTATCAAGCTGGCGCTGGATGGGGTTTCCTCAGAAAACGCCGCTCATGAGTCTATGCATGTGGTCGAGGACTACCTACATCAGTATGATCGTCCCAGCTGGGATGTCCTGAACAGGCAGTTTCGACTAGATGATTCTTACGCAGCGGACAGAGTTGACCCAAACATCCGGCGTATGCTTCAGAGCATCCGGAACCCCCGAGACCCTATGCAGTCTGCTTGGGATGCTCTCAGATCTTCGGGGATTGGGGATAGTCCTGTGGCAGGACGGGAATGGCTGGCTTATGCTTTTGGCCAATACGACGCCGCTCAGGACGCCGGAATAAAGAACTTCCCTGGCATCCTCCCTGGAACCCGGAGGTTCTTCCAGTCCCTCCGCAACATCAAGACCTCCCTCGGTAACGCTCTCAGAGGCATGGGCTTCCGCACGTCCGCCGATGTGTTCAAGAGCGTCTCACGCGGCACAGGCGTAGCAGCTAAAGAAGGGACCACACCCCCATCGCCAGTGGCCGGGACAGCCCAGGCGTCTGCCCTTACCGACAAAGAGCGTGCCCCAGCCTGGTACTCGCCACTCGAACGTGCGGTCGTAGGGTCCAAGCAGGACAAAGCTACCGGCGAACAATGGTTGAACGTGATATCTAAAACCCCTGGGGTCAAGGGAGATGAGATCAAGTGGACCGGCATTGACGATTTCCTGAAGGAACATGCAAAGGACTCCCTGACTAAGGCCGATCTCCAGCAGTACATGGCTGCGAACAAGGTCGAGGTCAATGATGTGACCAGGGGGCGCCCGCTCCAGACCGGCAATGAGGGACTACAGGACACGTGGGGGAACCTGCGCGCGGACCTTGTCCAAAATGAGACCGATGCCGCTACTCTAAAGAGGCTGTTTCCAGAGCATTTCCCCAAGGATATGACTCCTGCTGAGATCCTCAAATCGGCCCAGGAATATACCCAAAACCCTCCCCCGGATCACAAGCCCGCAAAATACGAGTCCTACACCTTGCCGGGAGGAGAGAACTACCGCGAGCTCCTGCTGACTACTCCAGAGAGACCTTATAGCCGCCAGACCCTAGCTAAGCGCCAGGTCATATTTGACAAGTATCATGACGAGATCGAGGAGCTAAATCGGCGGTCTCTCGACCATAGCCTGACTCGCGACCAGCGGCTTGTGGCGCTGGATTCCTCTCGCGCCCTACAGCTTCAGCGCGACTACGAAGCCGATGCCCTAGGTCCAGAGCAGCACCTCTATAGATCCCCCCATTGGGAAGAGCCCAACATCCTCGCTCATGTTCGCTTTGACGAACGCAAGGACGCCCAGGGTAATCCGATGCTCTTCCTCCAGGAGGTGCAGAGCGACTGGCATCAGGCTGGGCGCGAGAAGGGATACAGGCAACCGGTACAGCCGATAGATACGACTGGCTGGGGGGCCAAATTGTCGGATGACCACAGATGGTTCGTTCGCGACCAGGATGGGGTCCTAATGGGCGTCAGAAGGGCCGAGGAAATCCCAACTGCGGAACATGCTGTAGCCGACGTTGCGAGAGCCTATGAGGCCGTCTACCACCGCGAGACAGGCGGCGTCCCCGACGCCCCATACAAAAAGACCGAGGACTGGGCTGGGCTTGCCATGCGCCGGATGATCCGCTGGGCAGCGGAGCATGACTTCGACAAGATCGGATGGACTACCGGGGAGCAGCAGGCGGCTAGATATGACCTGAGCCATCAGGTTGATCAGCTCCTGTGGAGTGAGAAGAGTCATCAACTTATAGGCAGGCAGGGCACACGTACTGTCTTTGATACTGACGCTCCCCCAGAGCGACTGAGGGAGATCGTCGGTCAGGATCTGGCGAAGCGGCTCATGGCTGAGGAGAGCAGGTATGAGGAGGGTGCGAACATTCACGTTGTCACGGACAACCTGAAAGTCGGTGGCGAAGGGATGAAGTCGTTCTACGACAAGATCCTGCCATCGATAGCGGAGAAGCTGGGGAAGAAGTTCGGGGCGAAGGTTGGGGAGACCGAGGTACGAGGGGACAAGGTTGATCATGATCCCGATCTGGTGCCTGGGTTTGCTGCGCCGGGGGCAGAGGCTAAGCCATTTACGGAAAAGGTCCACACCCTAGAGATCACTCCCAAGATGAAGGAGAGCGCCCTCAAGGAGGGTATGCCTCAGTTCTCCGCTCTCCGGGACATCTCTCAGGCTTCAGTCCGCGCCCTGATCGGCAAGCACTTCGCCCCGGATAGTCACTCGACCATCGACAATATGCGCCGGGTCCTCCAGGACTATATGCTCCCCGTAATGAGGGCGCAGGAGCGCTTCGAGAAAGCCGGCCATAAAGTCCGCCCCGAGGCCAATGTTTATCGCACGGAAGAACTGTCTCATACCCGCAAAGGCCAGTCTCTGGTCGAGGCGGAGAAGCATCTGTTTGAACCCCTGTTGAAGCACATGGCGGAGAACAAGATCTCCCCAGCTGAGTTCGGCAAGGCTCTCTGGGCCAGGCACGCTCCTGAGCGCAACGAGGAGATGAAGCGCCGCAATACCGATGTAGGCACCTTCCAGGACGTGAACAAGGAGCCAGGCTCTGGAATGGGGACCGACAAGGCCAATGCCGCTATGGCGGCTATCCAGAGCGGACCCAAGGCTGGGGCCTACAAGAAGGCCTTCGATCTCTTCGACAAGATCACCAGCGACACCACTCGCGTTCGGATCGAAGGTGGGCTGCTGCCCAAGGACGCGCCGAGCAAGTCTCCCTGGAAGTTCTACGCCCCTCTGAAGGGCTGGGCTGAGGAGCCCGAAGGCCTCCCTGGTGCTGGTCCTCGGACTGGAAGAGGCGGCGTTTCGGGCTTTGAGGACAAGTCTCCGACAGGCCGCTCAACTGAGCCTGCGGAGATTATGGCCAATGCAATGATGCAGAACGAGGAGGCGCGGGTCAGGTCTGAGGAGAACCGGGTCAAGAAAAGCCTATACGAGCTAGCCAAAGACCACCCCGATGAGTTCGACATCGATACCCATATTCAGGAGCCAACATACAACCGTAAAACTGGACAGGTCGAGTTTAAGCCAGCTAGGGACCTGTCTAGGGCCGATAATGTCGTAGCCTTTAAGGAAAACGGCAAGGTACATTACATCACCATTTTTGACCCGCAGGTAGCGCGGGCGATGAAGAACATGGGGAGTGTCCAGGCTGGCGGATTTGTCCAGGCGCTTGCGAAGGTAACCAGGTTCCTCAGTGCGATCAACACTTCCTGGTCTCCAGAATTCCTGATCACCAACGCCTCCCGTACCGCTATCGAGAGCCCGATCAACCTGACCTCAGCCGGGAAGAAGGGCATGGCGGCAGCCATGCTCCGGTCGTTCCCTGATGCTTACAAAGGCATGTTCCGCTATAAGGTTCAGGGCAAGACCGATACTCCATGGGCCAAGGAAGCCGAGAAGATGCTCCGGGGTGGTGGCGGCATGGAATACATGGGCATCGGAGATCTCCGGTCCCAGGAGCAGCGGATCAAGGATCTCTACTCCAAGTATGATGCTGATCGATCCAAGCTCCAGAGCGCCAAGCAGCTGATGAACTCAGTCACCGGCTTTGTCTCCAATATCAACCATGCCGTTGATGGCGCTGACCGCCTGGCTACCTACGTCACAGCCAAGAAATATGGCTTCTCCGAGGAGGAAGCCCTCAGCCTCGCGAAGAATTCTACCGTGAACTTCTCCAGGAAGGGTGAGTGGGGCTCTGCAATTAACGCCTTCAAGATGTTCTACAACGCTTCAGCCCAGACTGCTCACAGGATGTTCCGGACCCTGAACTCCCCGACCGGCCGGAAGATCGCCGCCGGGATGATCGCCATGGGCGGCATGATGGAATATCTGAACCAGATGACGGCTCCTGTCGGACCTGATGGGCAGAACGCCTATGATGCTCTGGATGATCGGGTAAAGGACTTCAACATCATCATCCCCAGCATGTTCAACGAACCTGGCCAGGGATACCATCCGATCACCATCCCGCTCCCAATTGGTTTCCGGCTGTTCAGCCTGATCGGCCGCAACGTTGTCCGTGGGATGTTCTTCGGACATGAGATCGGCAACTCGCCTACGGAAGTAGCCAAGGACACCCTGCTCAATGGCTGGGAGAGCTTTAATCCTCTGGGCGGGAGTTCCACCCTGATCGGGCATTTCCTGCCGACCGTGGCGCAGCCGTTTGCTGATATCGCTGCCAACAGGAACTATTTTGGCCAGCCGATTGTCCCGACTCAGAGCCCATTCGGAGCGCCCAAGCCGAACAGCCAGCTGGCCTGGAAGGATACCCCAGAGGGCTACAAGGCCCTGGCGCAAGGTCTGAACGCGGCCTCGGGTGGTGATTCTGTCCGCCCTGGCGGGATCGATATGAGCCCAGAGTCGATCAAGTACATCGTCAACTTCTTCGCCGGATCTGTCGGTGGGACGATTGATCGGTTCAAGACCTTGGGCCTCAGAGCCTTGTCTGATGCAGGGGCGCTGCCTGAGTCACTCGCCCCAAAGGGGGATCTGACTGTTAATGCCATCCCATTCGCCAGGAGAGTACTGGGTTCCACCAACCCACATCTCGACCAGATTACGTTCAACACCGGACTGGTGGATGTGACGTATGCCGAGCGCGAACTCAGACAGGCCATCCAGGAACGAGCTACTCCCCAAGACCTCCAGGCTATACGTCAGGAGAGCCAGCCGAAGATAAGTCTGTTCCCCGCATTCCAGGCCGCTGATAAACAAATCCAAAATCTCCGTGCTAACGAGAAGCGCATCCAGGCTTCCAAGACCCTCTCTGCTGCTCAGAGGAAGTCTGCCCAGGATCAGAGCGACCAGCGTATCAGCCTGATCATGCAGCGGATGAACAAGCGGTACATCGATCAGGTCGTACATCAGGAGTAGCGCTGCGGGCTTGGGCCTTGAAACACCCGAGGCATGGTAGCAGCCATGCCACCCGCAGCCCCTAGCATATAGCTCAGTCCGCTCCTTGAATCAAGGAGAGAGTGTGATATATTGGATTGTGACACCGCGAGAGGAAGCAGTCCGGAAGTGTTAGGAATGCCGGGGGTTACTGTCGGGTCACCTGACTGGAAGTGTGTGGCAGAGGCTGAAAGCGTGTATTGGCCACAGATTTGCACACCAGAAGGGTCCGGTCATACTGCTGGCCAGAAGGCCTCTTCGAACGGTGGGACTGCGCCTAACTGCTGAAGTCCCATAGCTGCCCTCTCGCGGGGGTCACAAAGCCGGTTTAGCTCATTTGGCAGAGCGGCTCTTTTGTAAAGAGCGGGCGGTGGGTTCGAATCCTGCAACCGGCACCCGGAGTGTAGCTCAGCCTGGTAGAGCGCCTGCTTTGGGAGCAGGAAGTCGTTGGTTCGAGTCCAGCCACTCCGACCAAACCTCTTTTTCCGCGAGTCTCTGACTCAAAGAGCGTAGATTACATGCACCACTAATTGCGTATTGGTGCTCCGTGAAACACAAGAAACCCGACGCTCCCCTGTCGGTCGTTGCCATCGGTGACGCTCACGATGATCCGAAGATCCCACAGGATCGCTTTACCTGGATAGGTCGCTTCATCGCTGAGAAAAGACCATCGCACGTCGTTCAAATCGGCGACCTCATGACGATGGATTCCCTCAACACCCACATACCAAACGAGACATTCAGTGGACGCCTCAAGGGCGTCTACCTAGACGATATCGCCTCCGGAAATAAAGCGCTCCAGTTGATGAATCGAGCCAACAAGCGCTGCAAGGCTCCACATCATATCGTACTGGGCAACCACGAACGCCGCCTCAATCTCCTTGAGGAGAACGTGCCCGAAGTGGCAGGGCTGATGCGGCACGAGTTCGAGCGCATCCTCGCCACGAATGGTTGGAGCCATTCCCCATATGGAGAGATCCACAAGATAGGCGGCGTCGGATTTGTACATGCTGCTATCAATCGCCTCGGTAAGACATTTGGTGGGATGAATGCTGAACTCCAGATCGCCAACCAATCCAATATGGATCTGGTGATCGGGCACAGCCACGTAGCCAAGGTTCACACGGCGCCAAAGGTAGGTGGGGACTTTGTCAGGGTAATCAACCTGGGGTGCGCGTTGCCCCAGGGACACATCGAGGACTACGCGAAACACTCTCAGACAGGCTGGACATGGGGCGTATGGCACCTGGAGATCTGGGACGGACATATACAGGACTGGGAGTTCGTCTCTATGAGAAGTCTGGAGCAGCGCTATGGATGAAGGTGACAAGATCGTAAACGTCAACTTCGGCTCCAAGCCCAGCGCCGATGGCTCCAAGGAGATCTCCGAGGTCTTCAGGATCGTCAAGGAACTTGAAGCCAAGGGGCTCCGGTTCATCTTCTGCCTTGGCTATGACGCCGAGGGCGAAGTCCAGGTAGCCTATGGTGGCGCGCTAGAGAGCCTGGCCGTCTTCATAGGTGATATCGAGCTGGCCAAGTCAGTCATCATAGATAATTGGAAACGCATCGATCCCTGAGGTGTATGGCCGTGGTGAGTGGCCATGTCAGCCAGTACCAGATACTTTCGGGCGCGAGCGGGCGCCAGTCCCCGCCCCGGAAAGTATCTGGTA